TATTACTGTCAGATATCTGAAAATGAATATAAAACTATATATTCTTCAGATAAGGACCTCACACAACTTATATCAGACAAAGTGGAAGTGTACCAACCGATGAAGAAGATAACCCTTAGAAACGGAGATTTGGTACCTTTAAAGGATATCTCCATCCCACATCAGAACATAGCAACTTTTAAAATTATATCAGGCGATAAATCTGATAATATTGACGGTATTCAATATATGGGTGAAAAAACATTTGTTAAGTTATTCCCCAAAATAGTTGATAGTGTAGTAACTATTGACGATATTATAATACGTGCAGAGGAACTACATAAAACGGATAAAGACAATCGAGCATTACAAAATTTACTCTCTGGTAAAACAAAAAGAGGAATTTACGGTGAAGAGTTTTTTATAATCAATAAAAAACTCGTAGATTTGTCTCAACCATTATTAAGTGAAGACTCAAAAGTAATTATTAAACAATACCATACAGAAAATTTAGACCCAGATGGTAGAGGATATAAAAATCTAATGAGAATGATGATGAGTGATGGAATTTTTAAGTATCTACCAAAACATGATAATGCGTGGGTTGAATTTTTAACCCCTTTTATGAAATTAACAAGAAAAGAAAAAAGAAGATTTAAAACTAAAAAACGTTTAAGATGAAAGAAAAAACAGAAACAACCAAATTAGAGTTCTTAATGACTCTAAACGATAACTTTGTTGTACAGAGGTACTTTAATGTTAAAGGGTACAATCCTAAAGCTAGAGGAAGCGTTGAGCTTTATGAAGTAGTGAAAACCGCTTCAGAAGTAATTCAAGACGACTTAAAGACTAAAGCGTCTAATTATTTAACTGAAAACGCTAGTCTTATTGAGGTTAACCCTGAACTTTTAGATACGTCAAATACTGACGGTGACGAGTACTTTAATATTTATATTAAAATTGGTGATGAGACAATTTGTCATAGAATATGGGACGCTAAATTATACCCACCTAAGACAAGATACACTGTGGATGTACGTCCACACCTAAAAAAGTTACTTCGTGAATTAACTGACACTTTTTCAAGTGAGAATTTAACATATGTCTACATGGATTATCAACTAGTTTAACCATATTTATAATTTATAAACGAAGATTAAAAAGCAATAAAATATGTCAAAAGAAAAAAATTTCGGGTACCTTGGAAACACCTTTCAGTTACAAATACTTAATAATATTATCCTATATAAAGATTTTGCCAGTTCCATTGTAGACGTTCTCGAACCAAAATATTTTGACAATCAATATTTTAAGTTAATCATGCAGATGACCAAGGAGTATTATCACAAATATGAACACGCCCCTTCATTCTCAACACTTGAACAAATAACTAAATCTGAGGTTTCATCGCCTATGGCTCAAAAAATGGTCTTAGATATGATAACTCAGGTAGTTGACGCCCCTGAAGATGGGTACCAATATGTTCAAGAAAAAGCTTTAAAGTTCTGTAAACAACAAGAGTTACAGAAAGTTATGAGTAAGGCTCAAAAAATTATCGATAAAGGTGATTTTGAATCTTATGACCATTTAGAAGAAATGGTTAGAGAGGCTTTACAGGTGGGAGAAGTCGATACGGGAACCGCAGATGTTTTTTTTAATTTAGATGAGGTATTGGATGATGATTTCAGACACCCAATTCCTCTCGGAATAACAGGTATAGATAACCTATTGAAAGGTGGGTTAGCAAAAGGTGAAATTGGTGTTATTTTAGCTCCGACAGGTGTGGGTAAAACCACAGTTCTTAGTAAGATTGCAAATAATGCATTTAACTTAGGTTATAATGTTTTACAAATATTTTTTGAGGATAACCCTAAAATTATACAAAGAAAACACTTCACTATGTGGACAAAAATATCGCCCGATAATTTGTCAGTATATAAAGAAGATGTTTTGGAAAAAGTTAGACAGATTAAAGAAAACGCACCTAATAGACTTATTTTAAAAAAATTACCTTCGGATACATTAACGATGAATCAGATAAAGAATCAAATGCGTAAGATGATTGCTGAGGGAATTAAATTAGACTTAGTTGTAGTCGACTACATTGATTGTATCGTTCCCGATAAAAATTTAGGGGATGAGTGGAAAAGTGAAGGTTCAGTTATGAGAGGATTTGAATCCATGTGTCATGAATTGGATATTGCGGGATGGACCGCCACTCAAGGTAACCGTTCGTCAATATCTTCTGAAGTCGTAACCACAGACCAAATGGGGGGTTCAATTAAAAAGGCCCAAGTAGGTCACGTTATTATTTCTATTGCAAAATCCCTACAACAGAAAGAAATGAATTTAGCAACTATTGCAATTACTAAATCAAGAATTGGTAAAGATGGAATTATATTTGAAAATTGCAAATTCGATAACGAAATGATAGAGATTGATACAGATACTAGTGTTACCTTTTTAGGTATAGAAGAACAGAAAGAGGAGAAAAACAAGGTACGTATTCAAGAACTACTACAAAAGAGAAAACAAAGGGAAAGTCAAATATAAATTTTTTTAAAAAGAATAACAATATGAGCAGACTAATTGATAGTGTCTATAAAGACATTCGTTATGTAATAAAAAGAAGTGGTGATAAGGTAGTATTTAAATCTGAAAAGATTGAAACCGCCATATTAAACGCAATGAAAAGTATTGGGGAGGTAGATTCTGAAATGGCGGAAAAAATAGCCAGACTAACAACTAAAAGTCTTTTCAGGGGAAATAAAGATAATATACCTAATGTGGATGAAATTCACGATATGGTTGAAAATAAATTAATGGATAATGGATTAAATTATGTTGCAAAAGAATACATTATTTATCGAGCTAAAAACCAACCTAATATCTTTTCAAAAAGAATTAATCTTAAACCTTATGAGTACCCAAACCTAAATGAGTATGTTGACGCAATTAGACATTCATATTGGGTACATACGGAGTTTAACTACACGTCTGATATACAAGACTATAAAGTACATTTAAATGAAAAAGAGAAATCTGCAGTTGAAAGAGCAATGTTAGCTATTTCACAGATTGAAGTTGCGGTAAAGTCATTTTGGGGTGACATTTATAAAAGAATGCCAAAACCTGAGATTGGTAATGTTGGAGCAACATTTGCGGAGTCAGAAGTTAGACATGCGGATGCTTACTCACACTTAATTCAACTATTAGGGTTAAATAATGAATTTGAAAATCTATTAGAGGTACCACAAGTAAGACGAAGAATTAAATATTTAGAAAAGGCTCTCTCAAACTCTAAATCTGTAGACAATAAAGACTATTTTGAATCTATTGTATTATTCTCAATGTTTGTTGAAAATGTGTCACTATTTTCACAATTTTTAGTTATTATGTCATTTAATAAACATAAAAACAAATTAAAAGGTATTAGTAATGCCGTTGAAGCAACATCTAAAGAAGAGAATATACATGCTGAGTTTGGTTTTGATTTAATAAATTTAATTAAGAAAGAAAACCCAAATTGGTGGACACCACAATTAGTTGAAGATTTAGTATTATCTACAAGAGAAGCGTATGACGCTGAGGTAGATATAGTTAATTGGATATTTGAAAAGGGGGACCTTGACTTTTTAACTAAAAATCAAACCATGGAGTTTATTAAGAATAGATTTAATGTATCCTTAAACTCTATTGGTATAGATAGTATTTTCGATATCAATGAGACATTATTGGAAACCACAGAATGGTTTGACGATGAAATTTTAACCACAAAACATACTGATTTCTTTAATAAAAGAAGTATTAACTACAGTAAGAAATCAAAATCGATAACATCTAACGATTTATTTTAAAACAAAATAATAATAAAAAAATAATATGAAAAATAGAAAACCTTTTAATTGGATTAATGAAGAATCAATAACGTTTCTTCGTAGAGGTTATTTAAGTGAGGGTGAAGAACCTTTAGATAGAATAAAAACAATTGCTAAACACGCGGAAAAACTTTTAGATAAAGAAGGGTTTGCTGATAAATTTTACGAATATATGAGTAAAGGGTGGTATTCATTATCGTCACCAGTATGGGCAAACTTCGGTAAAGAAAGAGGATTACCTGTCAGTTGTTTTGGTTCTAATGTGAGTGATAACATTGAATCAATTCTTTTCACACAAGCCGAAGTTGGTGAGATGAGTAAAATGGGGGGTGGAACTTCAGGTTACTTTGGTAACCTTCGTGGTCGTGGAGCCAAAATAACAGATAACGGACATGCTCCTGGAGCGGTTCACTTCATGAATCTTTTTCAAAGTGTGGTGGATAATATTTCACAAGGAGCGACACGTAGGGGTCGTTTCTCACCCTACTTACCTGTTGAACATCCAGACATTATGGAGTTCTTAGAAATAGGTACTGAAGGGGCATCAATTCAAGATTTAACACATGCAGTTACTGTGACTGATAAGTTTATGGAAGAAATGATTGCTGGTGATGACGACAAAAGAAAGATATGGGCTAAAGTTATTCAAAGACGAGGTGAGATTGGTTATCCATATATTATGTTTCATGACACAATGAATAATAATGCACCTGAAGTTTATCGTGATAAAGGAGCTAAAATTTATAACTCTAACCTTTGTTCTGAAATAGCATTACATAATTCAGATGACGAATCATTTGTTTGTGTTTTATCTTCTATGAATGTACTTCATTATGATGAATGGAAAGACACTGATGCGGTTGAGACTATGGTCTATTTCTTAGACTCAGTAGTTACGGACTATTGTAATAAGTTAGAAGAATTAAGAGACAATGGAACAAGGGAAGGTCGAATGGCGTTTTTCTATATGGAAAAAGCTTATAATTTTGCTAAAAGACAAAGAGCACTTGGATTAGGTGTATTGGGTTGGCATTCACTACTCCAATCAAAAGGGTTACCGTTCGATACAAAAGAAACTGCAAAATTAAATGTTGAGGTGTTTAAAACTATTAAAGATAAATCATATCAAGCATCTGAAGAACTTGCTAAAATATTTGGTGAACCTGAATATTTGAAAGGTTATGGTCGAAGAAATGTAACACTTAATGCTATCGCACCTACGACATCATCGGCGTTTATTCTTGGTCAAGTTTCACAATCAATTGAACCTATATGGTCAAATTGTTATGTGAAAGATGTTGCTAAGATGAAAATCACAATTAAAAACCCAGTACTTAAAGAATTATTAAATACTATGGGTAAAGATAATAAAGACGTTTGGGATACCATAAAAAAAGCGGATGGTTCAGTTCAACATTTAAATTTCTTAACTGATAATCAAAAAGACGTATTTAGAACATTTGCGGAAATTAACCAATCATCAATTATTAACCAAGCAGCTATTAGACAAGACTATATTGACCAATCACAATCATTAAATTTAATGATTTCACCTGAAATGCCAACTAAAGACGTTAATAAGTTACTTATTGACTCATGGAAGTTAGGGGTAAAAACACTATATTATCAACACTCAATGAATTCTGCACAGGCATTCGCAAGAAAAAAGTTGAAACTTAATGATTTACAATGTGTTGCGTGTGAGGGGTAAGAGGTAGAAATCAAGTATATTATGAAAAAAGGTTAGATTCGTCTAACCTTTTTTCTTTTATATTTAAATAAAATAATCTGTGATTATATTTATGAAATATGGCAGACGGTAAAACATACGGAGTATTTTTCCCATTTAGAGATAGTTTACAAGGGGACTACCTTAGATTGACGCGCACATCGAACGAAGAGATTAGGGCAGACTTACTACATCTGATATTAACTAGAAGAGGTAGTAGATATTACTTACCTGATTTTGGTACCCGTATTTATGAATTTATTTTTGAACCAATGGATGGTCCAACATTTGATGCTATCAAAGCGGATGTTAGAGAAGCGGTCGATAAATATATTCCTAACTTACAAATAAATGAAATATCGATAGAACCATATCTCGATGCCGAACCTTTAGCGGGTGAAATAAATTATGATGAACTAGGAGGTCAAATCTATAGGATAGCAGGACAAGGTACTGAGGAGTACACTGCAAAGCTAAGAATTGACTATACTATCGTTAATGGTACGTTTTCATCTAAAGATTTTGTTATCATTAATATTTAATAGTATATGGCTAACCGTAAGATATCGTACACAGACAGAGATTTTCAATCCTTAAGACAGGAATTGATTAATTACACACAACAGTATTACCCCGAATTAATTGGTAATTTTAATGATGCATCCATTTATTCGGTGTTTATGGATTTAAATGCCGCTATCGGAGATAATCTACATTACCACATGGACCGTAGTATTCAGGAGACGGTTTTACAATACGCGCAACAAAAATCATCGATATATAATATAGCTAGAACCTATGGATTAAAAATACCGGGTAATAGACCGTCAATAGCTTTAATTGATGTTTCCATTACCGTACCGGCTTTAGGTGACCAAGAAGATGAAAGATATCTAGGTAATATGAGAGCGGGGTCACAATTTGTGGGTGGAGGTCAAGTTTTTGAGAACCCTAATGATATTGATTTTAGTTCACAATATAATAGTGAAGGGTACCCTAATCGTACTAAAATACCAAATTTTGATGCAAATAACCGATTAATTAATTATACTATGACTAAACGAGAGGTTGTGGTTAATGGGTTAACTAAGACGTTTAAAAAAATTATCAATAATAATGATGTTAGACCATTCTATGAATTTTTCTCACCAGAAAAAAATGTTATTAGTATAACATCCATAATACAAAAGGATGGTACAAATTATCAATCACCACCAACATATGATGAGTTTATTAATGCCCCTAATAGGTGGTATGAAGTTGATGCACTTGCCGAGTCTAAAATTTTCATTGAAGACCCAACAAAACCCGCTGACCAACCAGGGATTAAAGTTGGTAAATACATTGAGACTGAAACACGATTTGTTTCTGAGTACACACCTGAAGGGTATTGTAAGATAAATTTTGGTGGAGGTACAACAACACCTGAAGAACAATTACAAGAGTTTACTAGAACGGGGATACCATTAAGAATACAGGATTATCAAAATAATATTGGATTAGGAGTTACGGTAAGGGCTAACACTACTTTATTTGTTCAGTATCGAATTGGTGGAGGTAAATCGTCTAATGTTGGTGTTAACGTAATAACTCAATTTGGGACAACATATTTTGATGTAAATGGACCATCTAGTCCAATTAGTCAGAATGTTAGTGAAAGTTTAAGGGTAACCAATGTAACCGCGGCTATCGGAGGTGGAGACTTACCAACTACTGAGGAAGTAAGAAATATGGTTTCGTTTAATTTTGGAGCACAAAAAAGAGCAGTTACCGTTAATGATTATAACTCATTAGTTAGAACAATGCCAAGTAGGTATGGGGCGCCAGCTAAGGCGGCAATTACCGAAGAAGATAATAAAATTAAGATTGAGATATTATCCTATGACACTCAAGGAAAACTAACGGAGTCAATCTCTAATACATTAAAACAAAATATAGCAAACTACTTATCGCATTATAGAATGATAAATGATTACATATCTATATCTAGCGCTAATGTGGTTGATTTAGAATTTGAACTTTCAGTAGTTATGGATTCAACACAAAACCAGGGGCAAATTATTACAAGTATTATTAATTCGGTAGATAGTTATTTCTCACCACAAAAACAACAATTAGGGTTTAATGTAAATGTTTCTGATGTTAGACGAATTGTGCAAGATATACCTGGTGTCATATCTCTTTCAGATTTAAAAGTTTTTAATAAAGTAGGTGGTAGATACTCTAACTCTCAAACATCTCAAAAATATTCGGACAGTCAAACCAAGCAGATAAAGTTAATTGATGATACGATATTCGCTCAACCAAATCAGGTTTATCAAATAAGATTTCCTAATACGGATATTAAAGTGAGAGCTAAGTCACTTAAAAATGTCGACTTCTCTTAAATCTATCCATATACTTTTGACAAAATCAAATTAAAATTAGGATGAATAACTATTTATCTTAAAAACTAATTATGCCGAAATCAATTAGATTAAGAACACAACCTGGCGTCGATAGAAACATTAATGTTAAAATCGACCAAGATTTTGATTCTTTAGAAATTTTGTCTTTAAAATTAAGACAAGAAGACCTCTACACACAGTTCTGCGCTGACTATGGTGTGGTAGTTGGTCGTGTGATAGCTAATAATGGTTTAGGTATACCTAACGCCCACATCTCAATTTTTATACCGTTAGACGCTGTCGATGAGGTTGACCCAATTATATCGACCTTATATCCTTATAAATCACCTACAACTAAAAATGAAGATGGTTATAGATATAATTTATTACCATATGAGGATGAATATTACGGACATAACGCCACAGGTACTTTTCCTACTGTTGATGATATTTTAACACGTAAAGAAGTATTACAAGTATATGAAAAATATTATAAGTACTCAGTAAGAACTAATGAGTCTGGTGACTTTATGATTGTTGGTGTACCATTAGGTAGTCAAAAAATTGTTATGGATTTAGATTTATCTAATATGGGTGAATTTTCACTTCGACCTTCTGACCTAATAAGAATGGGTCGAGGGGTACCATCAATTTAACGGTCAATTATTTAAAGATTCAGAAGATATTTCTTCATTACCTCAAATAATGACTGAGATAAAAGACATTGATGTTGGGTCGTTTTGGGGTCAAGACGATATGTGTGATGTTGGTATTACAAGAGTTGATTTTGATTTAAGTGACCAAGGAGTTGAAATAACACCACATTCAACATTCATGGGTTCAGTATTTTCTTCAAATGATGGTGACTATATTAAGGCAACATGTAAACCTAAAAAAGATACCGGTAATTTATGTGACACAGTTGCGGGTCCTGGTGAAATTTTAGCAATAAGACACACAATTCAAGAAGATGAAAATGGAGACCCAGTACTTGAACAATACCAATTAGAAGATGGTGGTAATGTCATAGATGATAATGGTACTTGGTTAATTGACATACCAATGAACCTGGAATATATGACCACCAACGAATTTGGTGAGAGAGTGATATCTATCGACCCCACTATTGGTGTCGCAACTAAATCAAAATATAGGTTTAAAATTAAATGGCAAAATGAGGCGGGACTACAAACTCAAATTATGAGAGCCAATTATCTTATACCTAACATTAAAGAACATTGGTCACAAACTCCTGAGTCAGGACAAAACCCCGCATCTATAGGTAATTCAGGTGGAGTAGACTTAAATAAATCTTATTCTTTTTCACTGGATTGGAATGATTATTACGATAAAGATGCCGCAATAAAATGTGAGGATACGTTTTATTTATTTGGTTATAATAAAGTTTATACAACAGGGGCACATATAGACCGTTGGAAATATGGTCTCAGCCGGGCATCCCATTATGGTATAAAAGAAATACTTGATAAGTCCTGTATGAGTGAAAACAATCGTTTTCCTATGAATGACGGTCAAAGAAATTTTGATTTTCTATTTTTCTTATTTAATATATTAATTGGTGTTATTACTCCTACTATTTTTGTTATTATACCGATAATGCATGTTTTAGCATTATTATACCCGATATTTAGAATTATTATTAATATAATTCTTTGGATTGTCAATAAGTTAGTTTATGCGATTTGTAAGGTTGTTGCTTTCTTAAGT